TATTAGACAAGATGTCGTTTGCTTTTACTGTTAAAAGTCAAAGCTGGGATAAAAGTGGAAAGATACCAAAGAGAACGATCACGGCAATTGATCGCCTTTTTGATGTATCGGTCGTTGATTTGCCTGCATACGATCAAACTTCTATCCAAGCAAGCTCTCGTTCTTTAGAAATCGTGGAGGCGGAACTAAAGGCATTGGATGATGCAGAGAACCTTGAACGTAGAACGATATTAGCAAAGCGAATAAAACTCAAAACAAAGTTTTAAGAAAGGAGATTCACAATGAATCTAGAATTACGTTTAAAGGAAATTAAAACCCGCCTTGATGAAATTAGGGGTTTGGTCGATGCTGAAACTGATGTTGAAAAGCTCAGTGCTTACGATCAAGAAGTCGACGAATTAACAAATGAACGCAAAGCTATCGAAAAGAAACTCGCTTTAAGAGGCAAATTCGATGTTGCTGACGTCATTGAAACCAAATCCACAGAAACTAATGAAGAATTAGAAGCTCGTGGTAAAGCCTTAAAGGAAGGCAGAACTGTCACCGTTACCGCTGATGGAGTCTTACTCCCAACCCATGTCGATGACAAGATTACTCCTGTTCCTTTCCGTGAGGTCTCTACTTTAGTAGAACAAGTTCACACCGTTAACTTAAAAGGTGGAGAAACCTATAAGAAATCCTTTGTTAAATCTCATGGCACTGGTGGATTAACTGCAGAAGGCGATCCATACACAACCGCTGAGCCAACATTCGGTTACTTAACTATCTCCAAAGTGAAAGTCACTGCTTATGCAGAAATCACTGAAGAGTTAGAAAAACTCCCTGCTGCTGACTATCAAGCAGAAGTCCTTAATGGAATCAATATCGCTCTCAAGAAAAAAATCTCTGAGCAAATCCTTCGTGGTGCAGGTACCACAAACACCTTCAAAGGTATCTTCTCTGCTAACTGTGAAGCTTTGGCAGATGTCACTGACTTAGAAATTAATGCGATTAACGAGAACACTCTCGATGATATCGTCTATGCCTATGGTGGTGATGAAGAAGTTGAAGGCGGCTGTGTCCTTATCCTCAACAAGAACGACTTACGTGCTTTCGCTGGTCTAAGAACTGCTGAAGGTAGAAAAGTCCACACTGTTGACTACAAGGCAAAAACTATTGATGGTATTCCATTCATCATCTCTTCTCATTGCAAAGCAATTTCTGCTTCCGCAACTCAAGCTGGTGAATATGGTATCGTCTATGGTCCATTAGCCAACTATGAAGTCCCAATCTTCAGTGGTGTTGAAGTAGCCAAATCCACTGATTACAAATTCAAAGATGGCATTATTTGCTATAAGGCTTCTGTCTTCACTGGTGGTAACGTCATCGGCTACAAAGGTTTCTTAAGAGTCAAGAAAGCTGCTGCTTCTACAGAAACAACAGAAGACGATCAAGAAGAAACTCACGACTGATAATGGTCGAAACACGGAGGAGTGCCCGCTAACCTTGATAAGTCGCTAGTCGCAATACCCATAAAATGAGAGATCAATAAATGTGTATGAAGGTGGGTCCTTCCGTTTAAGTGTAATAGGAAGAATATTCTAACGAGTAGAGGAGGTGTCTAAAATGTCGTGCGAAAACATACTTGAAGTGATGAAGAAAGCTTTGCTTATCCCTGCAACCGAACACTACGCTGATGATGAAATTTTGATTCATATTGCCTCGTGCCGCCAGCTCCTAGTCAGTGCTGGAGTTCCTCGTGAAACCGCTGAATCAAACGACAACCCATTAGTGACAGCTCTTATTACCATATTTGTAAAGACAAACTTCGGATTTAAAAGTGATGGAACAGTGAAAGAGCTTCCCAAGAGCTTTGACGTCTTACTCAGGCAACTATGCTTGCATAATCCTGAGGTTGGTGGAGGTTCGTCCTCGTGATAGCGTATCCTAATTCCGGCAACATTTCTTTATTCCTATTACGTGTTAAAACAGCTGCTGATGACCTGGGCAACCAGAGCTTGCGGTTGGTCGGCTCCAAAGAGGTGGTGGGGATGACAAGCTCCATCACTTCTAAGGAATTCTACAATTCAAAAGAAAGCAAAGTTTTACTTGATTTCAAAGTCGCAATTCAAGCTTTCCTTTATGACAAAAGCAAATATATCTATGTTCCTAATGAAGACACTATCTACAAAGTAGAAAGAACCTATCAGAACGGAATGTGGTTAGAACTTTCTTGCTCTGAAACTCAAATCAAAAAGGAGGACATTGAAGGATGGAATCTTTGAAACTTGAAGCTTTAACTCCAGAAATTGAAAAAGCAGTAATTTCTTATTCAAAAGATGTCGAACTAGCAATAGTGGCAACTCTTGAAAAAACCGCAGATCAAATCCTGGAGTACATCAAAGAAAACGCTCCACGCTCCCCTTACACAAAGGAGCATCTAGCGGATTCTTTTGTTAAGGAATCTTATGGTGAAGGAGTGAATGAAACTATTGTTATTTATTCCAAAACCAAAGGTTATCTCGTTCATTTAGTAGAATTAGGTTTCAAACATAGAGGAGGAAAACTTGTCGCAGCTCGTCCATTTATGAGACCGGCTTATGATGAGTTCTCACCCAAGATGCTTGAAGATATCAAAAAGATCATAAATGGAG